GAGATGTATCTTGCCCATTCCAGCGATGTGGCTGCGGCGTGGCCGTTGCAAGCACCCTTGCCGTTTTGGTCTTTAACTTTGATCGGCGTGTTTGGCCGTAGATCGAAGTCTTTCCAGTCGGACACGGGGATATCCGGCAGGTTGCCCATCGTGGCGAGCATGTTACCGCTAGTGCTTGGCTTGTTGCCAAGGCCCCGCCACTCGCCATCGGGAGTCGGCCAATAGTAGATCATTTGATCGCCTCCAAGATCGCCATAATATCGGCCAGATTGGCGGGTCGAATCACCTTGACAAGCTTGCCGGTTGCATCCTGCAATATCACACAAGGCGTGCCGGTGGCCTGTAGTGACGCCCGAAATCCAAGGCTGTCGATATCGGCCTCTGTCGAGAGGTAAGAACGGTAGTTTATCGCCTTGCGTTCGACCTCTGTTCTAAGGGCGGAATCGGTGCGCCATGCCGCTTGATCAGGGTTGTCTGTATCAACGATCACAGATAACCACTTGACGCCCGTGATGATGTCAGGGATCGGTATTGGGATCGGTCGTGGTTGTGGTGTTGGTCGCGGTGCGATGTCACCGGACCGGATTATCAACACTGTGCCGGATTGCTTGCCCACCAGGTAGGTGTTACCGCCATCGGTGATCGCCCAAGACGGTTCCGACATGGCGGGAAGGGAGGTTGCCACCATGTCAGCACCATGAGCGGAACCGATAATCAGGAGTAATCCGGCCAGAAATCGTCGCATTATTCCCCCTTGTAGACTGCGTGCATCTGTGCCTTCTGACCGTCAATCAATTCGACGAGTTCGTCGGCAGAGATCGTGCCCGGCTCACCAGAGTCGAGCGTGTCGGCAATTCTCCGGAGCAATGCTGGCAATACTGACTGAATCAGCGGCACGGCTACCAGCCTGATCAGGGGCCAAAGGATCGCGAACGGAATGAGCGGAAAGCCCATGTTGTTGCGGTCATCGGCTGAGGCGGTTTGTGTCATTTGCATTTCCCGCCATAGCAACCGATTGCAATTGGACGGTGAAAGATGTTCGGAAAACGCCATCGTGCAAGGCGTGGAGCAGTCGCAACGAACACGACTGGTGCAACTTGCGTGCTGTTGATGGTTGTCACGGTGGTGGCAACTGTCAAGGATTCCTTGACAGTTGGACACTGACCGTTCTGGCACGCTTGAGCGGTGACGAAAAAGAGTTCTGCGAGCATGTGTTGAGCCTTATTTTTGAGGATATTAAGGGATGTTCCCGAAACAGATTTCGGGAACATCGCGAAGTCAATCGGGATCGGGGAACCGTCGCTCAAGTTCTTTGAGCTTCAACTCCTTTTCGATCGCCATTTTTTCACGTTTCAAGCGGATCACGTGGATCGCTTGAATTACGCCCGCAGCCGCCATAAAGATGGCCGGGATTGTCTTTATCAATGCAATCACGACTGAGTCCTCCGGCCGATTTGCAACTTCTGCAATCGTCCAGATGGAAGATACGCCGTACAACGGCATACTGAGAATGGAATAATCAGAAGTAGCCGGAATATCAGTCGGTTGCATTTATGTTAGCTCAGTGATGGTGGGAGTTTATCGCCTGATGCGAGGTAACGGGCAAGCTGGGCGACTGCAAATGTGATTGCAATTCCAAGCGGCGCGATTGTGTCTACAATCTTAGGCAGATCCGCTTGGATCACGCCGACGGCTGTGATAGCACCCACAATAGCAGCACGGATGATTGTTGAACGTGCTTGGTCGTAGTTGACTTGACCCAAAATATCCTTGATCACTTTTTTTCACCTTTCGTTATTGGCCTCTTGCGATACTCCCACGGTGCAATCACCGAGGGATCTGACCACAAGCCCCGGCTGGCTGTCTTGGCCTGTGTCTGAGCGGATTGTAATTGGGTATTACGTTTGGCGTATTGTTCATACCAATGAGCCATGCCAGTTTCGACCATCGTCAGACTGGTGTCTTTGCCAGCGATTTCAACTCTCGCCAGCAGTCGCCCGTAGCGGTCCTTTTTGCCCGGCTTGACCGTGACAACTTGACCGAATACCAAGCCTGATAGGGCTTGTTTGCTAGCTTGGCCGAACGGTTGCTTCAGCTCCGGCGCGTCAATGCCGTCAAGCCTGATCTTGATTGTTTCATCTGTCCTGACCGTGATCGTGTCGCCATCGTAAACGGCTATAACTTTGGCTTCAAACGGTGGGGCGAAGGCGAGTAGGATCGTGGCAAGTAAGGTGATCATGTGCCGTTTCCGTTTGGTGGTGCTGCTGGCGTGTCTGTCCACAATTCCAATCCACAGGCCGAGATGAACGCCTCAAAGCCGGGGTCTGGATCGCCTGGCACGGTGATCGGAGCGTTGCCATCAACGATGATGCCGTCTGGAAATGCAATCGTGATCGGTTCGCCGTTGCTATCAATTCCGATGTCGGCTTGAAATCCAATCGCCAAAAACCACGCCTCAGCCTGATTCAAGCATGTTCGGTTGATTTCATTCGGAGATTGATAATAGAGGCCACCGTTCGAGCCCCACCATTCGTCTCCAGTTGCAACTTCTTTTAGCCGAATTGACGCCTCTGAGAGGTTGCCGGAAAGGCAATCGGCGAAGGTTTGGCGATAGGCTGGCAGCACGGCAAAATAGATACGAAGGGGGATCTGTGTCATGACCAGGTGACCCCCCATTTCGCGGCCGTGTAGGTCTTCCAGGCTGTGTCTTCGGTTGTGGTTGACTGGCGAGGCAGGACGACTAGCTCATAAAGCGACGAATTGAAATAGTATGACGTTGCAGCCCTTCCGACCATTGCTGTGCCCGCTTGTGGTGTTCCGGTGTTCTGAGTCATCGTCCCGGTTGTGTCTGCTGTGCCTTGCGATGTCCTGAGAAAGTAATTTCCGGTCGTGTGTGCCCCGTCATAATTTGCGATATACCCCACGACAGATCCGGTTGTCACTATTTGACCGATCTTTGCCCCCCACTGTGTGAGTAGTAGAGAACCCGTAGTTGGCTCGCCCCAAAGCATGCCTGATGCACCAGCTACACCTGTACCTGGCGAAGAAAAGGCAACGCCGATAGTCGATGGCTGTTTGAGTACCGCATAAAACGTGTAGCCGCTTGCCAAAGACGGAAAACTCGCAATGTCCATCCACTGGCTCGAACCATTGAAACTCATCGCCCCCAGCCCATTAAGTCCGTTGATAGGCGTTCGCCAAGTTGGTCGATTAGTGAAGGTTTGCAAAGCGTGCCGATTGTTGCCGCTCAGATCCTTCCAGCCACCCACTGGCCCGTTGTCGGTTGTGGCTGCTGTGGTCATTAAGTTATCGGTGAAGAGCGTGTCCCATCGGCTGGCGTCGAGCCAGAGGGCAGGGTTTGCGACGGGAAGGTCAGCGCCGTAGTACAATCCGAAGCCGTAACGGGCACGGAAATAAGCGTCCAGGCTGGCCTCCTCGCTGCCCGCACCGGTTGTCAGTTCGCGATTACAAACGATGACTTCGGCAATCTTACCTCCGACAGAACCGACGTAATTCTTCCCGATCCAAAATCCCGGCTGGATTGCAAAAGTATTTGTATTAGAATAAATTTGCAGCGGTGTGTAAGTGGTTTGGTACTTGAGAGATGTAAGAGCAGCAGCGCGAGATACCTTGGTGACCGTGTAATTACTCGAAATCAGCGATTCACCGAAGTCAGAAGCGCCATTAACTCGAATTTTCTGTGTGGTTGTGGCGCCCGGCACGTTGCAAAACTGGTTGATTGACCCAGCGGACGTGTCACCGATTGCAAAAGCACCTGCGTACTGAGCGGACGCGCTGTAGGCCGCATTGCGAGAGACGATATAAAAGCTAAATCCGTTTGTATTTGCCGGAAACGCGGTTTCGTTGAAAAACGCTGGCGTGGTACTGGATGAAGGAAATTCCAGCACCGGAATGCCATTAATGCCATTCGCAGCCGTCCGAAAAACAGGCCGATTCGCGGGAGTGGATTGCGTCAGGTTGTGGGGCGTCGCGCTCTGGTCGGCCCATGTCGCGACACTTGCGCCGTCGGTTGAAACGGGAACGCCCGCATCGGCCTTATACCAGCCGTAAAGCACGGTGTTGCCGAGAGATAACGGTGTCCACGGCGCGACGGTGGTTTGTGGGCGATACATGAATTTGGCAGATGGGAGAAATATCATGTGGTTGTATCTCCCGTCACGACAAAAACGCCTGATGGCACCGTCTGGAAGATACCGATGACCGCATATTGTCCAGCGGTTTTCAGTCCATTTCGACCAACGACTGAGTAAGTGCCAGCCCCAACAATCGTGATCTTGCCTAAACCTGTTTGTATGATGGTAATATTCCAGGCTGCGGGTAAAGCGGTGCCGGAATTGAGCGTGAATGTGGTGTCGGTGGCGACATTGATATCTAGGACAGAGCCTGTCAGTTGCTCGTAAGCTGTCATTGCCGCCGATCCGCTTTGACGCAAGACACCGGCTTGGCGAAGCGAAACGGAATTCAAAAATAGTTCGCCCGAAATCGTCGGACTTGCAAGTGTCTTTGAACTCAGCGTCTGCGTGCCCGTCAGCGTGGCAACGACAGCCGAATCAATTGAAACCACCGGCGCCGTTGTACAGGCTGTGACCGTGATACCCGTGCTGCCCGTTACGGATGTGACCGTGCCACCACCACTACCGGAGACACTGATGATCCCAGTCGCAGGATCAATCACCACGCCTGATCCTTGCCTGACACCGCCCAAAGTGCTAGTCGTGGCAATCGGCAGCGTGTACGACCCACCCGCCGTGATGGCGACATTTGTAACTCCGGTGATCCGCCCGTAAGTGTCAACCGTGACCTGCGGAACCGTTGTGGCTGATCCGTAGGTTCCCGCTGTGGCACCGCTTGTGGCCAGCGTTAATGTGCGACTTGCTGACAGTGATCCGCCGCCTGTTAAGCCTACGCCAGTTGCAATTGTTGTGGCCTGCAATGCGTAAGTCGATGCCGCCGTTGTCTGGGCAAGATAAGTCGAGGCTGCCGTGGCCGCTGTCAGCCCGTCAGTGATGCCGTACCCACCAACACCTAGTAACGTTGGCGTGCCGGTGATCGTTGACCATGCCTGCGTGTGTGCGAGTGGTGTGCGTGCGTCCGTCAGTGCGGAGTTGCTCGTCAAAACATACGACCCGCTGGGTTGTTTCCCGTCCAGAGTCGATTGCAAGTTAATCACGTTGGCAATCGCGTGCGTGTGACCCAACACAGAGTAAGTTGAGTTGGCCGCTGTGATTGTGAGATAAAGGCCCAAATTAGGCGTGCCAGTCAGGTCGCTGTAGAGTCCACTGGTAGCCACGGTTGCAAATGTTGGCTTGCCCGTGATATTCGCCCAGGGTAAATTCGACGTGACCGAGGCGTTGGCCGAGAGCATCCCGTTGGCCAGAACGGTCAGATTGTTGCCGACGATCACGCCGCCCAGTGTGGACGTTGTGGCGGGAACAGACGACCCGCTGACTCCTGCCGGTCCTTGAACGCCGATTGTAATGACTTGAATATCAGCCACGTGTCACCTCCGGTGAGACTGTCAATGTGCCGCTCAATAGCCGTGTGACCGGGCCACCGCCGAACAGGACTTCGAGATCGTAAACGCCATCGACCAGATTGGCCGTCACCGCTGGATCAAGGCTGAGAAGCATGTCACCGTTGGTCGCATTACTGATCGACAAACAAGCCGATGGCGATACCAGTGATAGTGTCGTATTGGCGTCACTGTAAGAGGTGCGAACCATCAACCGTGCCGTACATCCGTTGAGGTTGACTGGCAAGTTGGCAGATGTCCAATTGATGGTGCGGCTGTAGGATGCACCGGCTTCGATTTCAATCGCATAAGTTCCGGCCATTTATTCCGGCTCCATTTCCACATCAGGTGTCTCAGTTTCCGCAGGCTCTTCCGGCTCCACAGCCTCAGCCTC